TCAACAAGAAGCTCATCGGAGAGTACAGGAACATCTCAGGAATTGACGGTTCAGGCCGGTACCGTATGATCTACAAGATCATGACCAGCATCGCGTGTAATGCGGTCAAACGGAAGTACCCGATATCCCCAGAGGAGATCTCGAGCATGGTTCGTCAGCTAGACGAAGAGACCTCGAGGATCTACCAACGGCGGCCTCTGCATGTGGAAGCTGAGCGTGCAATCGAGTACGCCTATGCCCATGCAGATCAATAAGTTACGGAGCATTGGTAATCAACAACTTAGGTAATTCTTAGTTGTTTACCTTTGCGAGGAATTTGCTAGGATATTGGCATGATGATTAACCAACTCGACAAGCAGACCCTCAAGACGATTCGTGCCGAGCTCGACCTCGCCATGAAGAACATCGAGAACCGCTACGGCGTGGTCCTTCGCACCGGCACCTGCCGCTTCACGTCCGAGGCCGCCACGATGAAGATCGAGATCGCCACTCGCGGTACTGCTGGCGAGGTGGTCGACACCGAGCTCGCTAACCTTCGCCGGAATCTGGAGTACCTCGGGCTGCGCGACGAGAACGTCGGCCAGACCTTCACCTACGGCGGCAAGACCTACAAGCTGACCGGCTACAAGCCGAAGCGTTACGCGAAGCCGTATCGTCTGCAGTGCCTCAACGATGGCAAGACCTACGTTGCTCCGGCGGACATGGTTCGCCGTGGCCTCGGTCTGGCGGTCCAACCGTAATCTAATGCGAGTCAAACTTACTCCTGAATCGATCTCCTTTGCCATCGCAGAGGGGACCGAGATCTTTAAGAATTCTCGTAGCATCAACTACCGGGACACGCAGCAGACCAAGATCAATAATTCCTTGCGGGGCGCATTCGGCCAACAGGCCTTCATTGAAGCGACGAGCGGTCATCGCGTAACGGTTGAGGAGTGTCCATCCTTTGCGTATGATGTGAAAGCCTCCAACGAGGCAATCCATGCCTACTGCGGGTGGACTTTGCCACTCGAGATGGCCGCGGCCCGAGTTGAGGTAAAGACGACTCGGATTGGGCATCTCACGAAATGGATATCCTTCAACGACCAAATGTTCAAGCACGTCACTAGGTGTGCAACCGCAGGGATGCTCGACTATGTGATCTTCTACGGAGTCCAGAACGAGGACCTGAAGAACTATGAGGCCGATGTTAGCCTTCTCGGAATTATTTCTGCCAAGGTTTTAACTCAGGAATTCACGGGCACAGACAAGGAACGACGGCCATCACTTCAAAATAAAGGGGATTCATTTCTGAACAAGAATAGCATTAACCGCCAAAATCTCGGCCGTATCTTTTTGTGATTTACAACCGCAACCATCTGTTTAGGATCTGACACCTATGAAGGAATCAATTAAAATCTTGCACGAGTGTGCTGAACTGCAACTCAAGAAGTCCAATGACTACCAGAATCCAAATTCCACAATCCGCCAAGCGGACTATTATCCTCGCGGATTCGCTTCGATCCTGGACATCATCCATACCAAGGTCCTCCGCATGCGCTCGGTCCTCGAGGCCATGGAGAATGACCCAAACTACAATCCCAACTTTGAGTCGCTTGAAGATTCAGCCAAAGACCTGATCAACTACGCCTCATTCGCCGCTGCGTTCATTCGTGGCGGTATTGATGGTCAGGATCCGGATCGTGACTTCCTCAATCGTGTCCGCCTGCCTATCATCAAGGTCGCACCTGGTAACATTAAGATAACTAGCTACGAGCCGCCAAGCGGCCAGCCATTCAGTGCTCCTCCGGCAGGTAGCGTCTACCTGGACTGTGATGCACCAGTTAAAGGAAACCTGACGGTCACCGGCTCAGAAAATTCCGAGACGAAATACTTCACCAATGCTAACAGTTAAAGACATTCGCCAGCACTTCAAAGATGCTCTGGCCCGCGAGGACTTCGTCATCGACAAGTCCGGCGTCAAGACAATCGAGATGGTCGGTGCTTCATTCTTGGCAAACGAAGACGCCATCTTCGGCGAAGTTAATTGGGACTATGTGAAGCGAGAAATCGCCTGGTATGACAGCATGTCAAAGAAGGTCGCTGACATTCCTGGCGGTGCGCCAAAGGTCTGGCAGGCAGTCGCATCCAAGAACGGAGAGATCAACTCTAACTATGGATGGGCGATCTATTCCTCGGAGAATCATAAGCAGTACTGGTCAGTGATGCTAGAGCTTCTGGCCAATCCAAACAGCCGCCGTGCAGTAATGATCTACACGCGTCCTACGATGCACTCTGATTATTGCCGTGAGGATATGTCAGACTTCATGTGTACCAATGCGGTACAGTACCTCATCCGCAATAATGACCTCCATGCGGTGGTTCAGATGCGGTCGAACGACGTGGTCTTTGGCTACAAGAACGATCGCGCCTGGCAGCACGAAGTGATGGGTCGTCTTCTGGATGATCTCAACTCGAAGGGCGATAACCGATACGGAATGGGAACTCTCACATGGCAAGTTGGATCACTTCACGTTTACGAGAGGCATTTCAACCTCATCCAATGAACTGTACTAAGTGGGATGGTAGATACTTGAACCTGGCCAGAGAGGTAGGGTCATGGTCCAAGGATCCTTCTCGTAAGATTGGCGCAGTTGCAATCGGAGAGAAGGGCCAGGTCCTAGCTCAGGGCTACAATGGCTTCCCACGTGGAATTGAGGATGACGATTTTCGCCTGAACGACCGGCCGACCAAGTATCGATATGTCGTTCATGCGGAGATGAATGTGATCTACAATGCTTCCTACAGCGGTGTTTCTTTGGCCGGTTCTACGTTGTACGTTCATGGCCTTCCAGTCTGTGCCGAATGTGCAAAGGGTATCATACAGGTCGGTATTCGCCGTGTTGTGATCCCGTACCAAGAAGTTCCGGAGAATTGGAAAGATTCCTGCGGGTTCACAAAAATTCTGTTCAACGAGGCAAAGATACAATTAGATGAAGTCAAATTTTCCAAGGCTGATAGTGGTGGGAATGAATCCGGGGAGAACCTCTGGGAACCGGTCAGGATCTCCGTCGCTCCGCAAACTGAATCAGTGGATGACTTTCCTAAAGATCCGTCGGTACTCGTTCATAAACAGTACACAGAAACAAAATCCAGTACTGGCAGATCTAGACTTGAATACTTTGGTCTTGACAAGAGACTACGATAAGGTGATTGCCCTCGGTGGATTTGCTTCTCGAGCGCTGGATCGAATATCGGTCCAGCATTTTTCGTTACCGCATCCGAGTCCTCTGAATCGAAAACTTAACGATCCGAAGTTTGAGTCCGCGGTACTCGAAAAGTGCTATAACTACCTCTACGCATGAAAATTGAAATGACTCACTACTACGATGAGTTCCTTCGCTATTTCCAATTAGCGAAGGACCAGCAGGCCAAGTGCAACCTTGGCACCATTCCTTACAAGGAATCTCAAATGGGAGACGCACTGCTCGAGAATGTCGAGCTGTACGACGTGGTAGAACGCAAGTTCGCCGGATTCTCTCAGATCGTCAACGACGTATTCTATGGCTGGGATCCGAGTCATCCGTACTGGCACAAGATGCAAGCTGGGCATCACAGCAAGCAACGAAAGATTGTGGCCACGAACTGGACCGGCAAGCAGAAAGTCTTTGGACTAGAGGAGTGGCTGTACGTTTTCCTCCTGCATCGAGTTTGCGGATCTGGCATCAATTATTCTCAGAAACCATCTGGTTACCACAACACGCTGCTCTTCGAACTTTACAAGTGCAATACCATTGAGGATATGGTGGATATGGTGAAGACGTATCCAAAGTCGTTCTATACCTCAGTTGGCTATCAGTTCCCGGCATTTCCGAAACCTCCGGGCGGCTCTGGATACAAGCGAGGTGGAGATTACTACCTGGCAGAATTTGCTCCGAGACTCGTACGAGACTTTGCAAAATTTCTGCAGGAAAGTCCTGATCCTAAGGACCTCAGGGTTCTTGGCGAGTGGCTATTCGATTGGAACAAGAAGAACGGTCTGCGAGCCTACCGATTCCAATACGCTGCCTTCATCGCAGACATTGCCGACTGGTTTCCTCAGTTCGTGAATCGAAACAGCCATTTCTATTACGGTTCAAATGCCGTCGAGTGCATCTCGTACCTGGCAAAACCGATGGGTCGTCTCAAGGAGGAACAATTCCTGGATGCCGTGATGGACAGAATCTATCTGGACACCGGATCAGTTCCATACAACGCAGAGGATGTCTGTTGTGACTTCATTCGCTGGGTCGAGAACTACGTACGACCCGGTGCCGACTACGGTCATCTGGATCGAGATCAGCTATGGTCTTCTCACAGAATCACCGACCACCCGTACGGGCGCCAGAAGCCAATGCTCGAGCTCGGTCTCATCAAATCTTTCAACGATTTGGATGTACACCCGTCCGACGACTATGTATTGTCTAGGGCTGGAATGAGTGTTACGGAATACAAGAACAAAGTGAAGGAACTTTATGGCTCACGATAATCACGTCGTTGACGGAATCAACAAAGATCTAAAAGGATTGTCCTGGGCCGACGCCAAGGCCTATTACCTCGGTCTCTGCGAAGGCTGGAAACCGTACAATCCACCACCGGTTGTGGTTGAGCACGATGGTGTTCAGGTCGTACGAGACGACCTCATCGTCGGAACCAAAACGCGCGCCGGAGATCTGCTGGCAGCCAAGGCGCCGCTGAAGACGATCGTCTACTGCCAGCCACGAGTCGGGCTAGCCGGCGTCTCGATCGCTGATGTGGCCAAACGTCACAACAAGGATGTTGTGCTCTTCATGCCTTCCTCCAAGGAGATCTCTCGCCATCAGGCCTGCTGCATCGAGCGGGGTGCCACGGCTTACTTCGAGCGGATTGCCGCGATGCCGAACCTCAACCGAAAGGCTGAGATGTGGGCTCGTGAGAACGGAGCATTCTTTGTCCCGCTCGGCCTCAAGCATGAACTCGCCACGGCTGGCATCATCCATGCCGCATCGATGATTCCTGAGCCGGACGAGGTCTACGTGGCCATCTCGACCGGAGTTCTTTCTCGTGCTCTGCAGATTGCCTGGCCGAATGCGAAGTTCCACTGTGTGGCCGTGGCTCGTAACCTCAAGGAAGGCGAGCTCGGCCGGGCGGAGGTCATTACCGAACCACTGGACTTTACAGTTGCAGAGAAGAAGGAGAACCTGCCTCCGTTCCCGACGGTGAATACGTACGATGCCAAAGTCTGGAAGTACGTTCCGAAGAATGTTCGGGGCAAGAAGATCCTCATGTGGAACGTCGGCACTGAGCCGGTTCTCAACGATGAGTCCATAATTCAGAAGACGAAGTCGTATCGCGACTGGGCAAAGAAACAAAAAGAATGAAATCCGTACTCGTAACCACTCCGATGGCTCCGATCTCGGAGCGCATCAGTTCACACCGTGCAGCTCAGGCGGTAATCTATGCCGATCAGATTGCATCGAAGGGATATGATGTCACCATCAACTTCGGAGGCAAGATCGACAACTACAACGATTGGGACATCCTGGCAGTTTACCACGGTAATGACTGGGGTGGCACGGTCAACATGTTCGGTGGCGTCAAGGCCTACGCTGCGATTGATCAGATTGTCAACCTATCGAAGTTCAAGGGGTATGTCTGGTCACTCGCAATTGATTTCCCAGATTATGCTGGCATGATCAAGCCGAGGGTTGATAAAGAACCAGATGCTCATCCGGCCTGGAAGAACGTCGATTGGGAGAATCTATCAAAGATGGTGACTTCGAGTCTGAAAATCTATCCGAACGATTTTGTTGAATCCGGCAAACTTGCCTTCGGAGATTCACATGCAATCTCGATGTACCGTACTGGGTGGGAGGTCAACTCCGTACCGTTCAAGACGTTGTACGGCGCGTTGGATATGGGACTTAAGGAATTTGTCATCGATGATAAGTACCAGGAGCTTGAAGTATATTTTGGGAACATCGACATTCGTCATCATCTGCTTCGCCAACCTGATCCAAAGAAAGCCACTCAGGAACTCGTGAAGCGGTACATTGCTCAGGCAAAAGAACTCAGAGAATCTACGAATGCCAATGTGATTCGTATCTGGGAACCGTTGCCAATCGAGAACGAATCTCGCAAACTACCAAAGACTGGGTATTACAAAGGAACACCGTTTTACGGATCCTGGTCAGAACGCAACGAGATCCGCAAGGTTTTCGTGGAAGAGCTTCTGTCCAATTCTATCGACGGCGTTGATATTTTCCAATGGACAGGCAAGCTTCTCAATTCCAAGGGAGAGCTTGACTTCGAGGCCATGGAGAAGCCTCAGTCAGTTCATCTGTCTCGTGCATCCTATCCACATTGGACAGGAAAAGAGTGGAACGAACAGGCAAAATAAGATTTACAACCGTCACGAAACGTGAAAGGATACCTTTATGTCATCACTGCTATCTAAGCTCAAGAAAAATTCAAAGATCGACCAGACCGACGTGTTGGACAAGTCCGAGCTCTTCAACGACAAGGACATGATTCCCACAGATATCCCGATGCTCAATGTGGCACTCTCGGGGTCTCTGGACGGCGGTCTCACTTCAGGACTGACGGTACTCGCCGGTCCCTCAAAACACTTCAAGTCGAGTTACTCACTCATCATGGCCTCTGCGTATCTCAAGAAATACCCAGAGGCAGTCATGCTCTTTTATGATTCTGAGTTCGGTTCTCCTCAGCAATACTTCAAGACCTTCGGCATCGATCCATCTCGAGTTCTTCATACTCCTGTCACCAACGTTGAGGAGCTGAAGTTCGATCTCGTCAACCAACTGAATGGCCTGGAGCGTGGCGAGAAGGTCATCGTGATCATCGACTCGATCGGTAATCTGGCTTCCAAGAAGGAAGTTGAGGATGCAATGAACGAGAAGTCAGTGGCTGACATGTCCCGCGCCAAGGCTCTCAAGGGTCTGTTCCGTATGGTCACTCCCTATCTGACCCTGAAGAACATCCCGCTTGTGGCCATCAATCATAGTTACAAGACGATTGAGATGTACTCCAAGGATGTCATGTCCGGTGGTACCGGCATCTACTATTCTGCCAACGCAGTTTGGATGCTTGGTCGCCAGCAGGACAAGGATGACGATGGTCTGCATGGCTATCACTTCGTGATCAACATCGACAAGTCTCGCTTCGTGAAGGAGAAATCTAAGATTCCGATCTCTGTCTCATTCAATGGTGGCGTTGAGAAGTACTCTGGTCTTCTCGAGACCGCACTGCTCGGTGGCTTCGTGACGAAGCCTTCTGCTGGCTGGTACCAGCGTAAGGGTGACGAGAACAAGTACCGTGAGAAGGATACATACTCATCTGAGTTCTGGGATCCGCTTCTCGACTCGAGCGAATTCAAGGAGTTCATAAAGGGTCACTTCACCGTTGGCTATCGTTCTATCCTGGACAACGAGGAAGCAAAGATCACAAAGTCAAACCTAAAAAATCTATCAGTTGAGGACGAAGAAGATGAAGAATAAAATCACCGACAAATCTTACAAGCTTCTCGACAGCGAGAATGAGACGTACGCCGTACGAATCCTTGACAAAAAGTACGAGGATGTTATCATTCAGTACGGTAAGATTTCTCTCAAGGTAAACGAAGACTCCGAGACTGCAACGCTGAGCTATAAGTTCAACATCACAGATTGTCCAGATAAATTTATCAAAGAAGATCTGGAACACGACAAGAACTTCAATACATATGTCGGAGACATTCTAACGTTCATCATCCAAAGCGCATTCGATACCGGTAACTATACCTTCGGCGACGGAAAATCCTCTGATGTCAAATCAACTACAGACAACGATTCTGCAAAAGATAGTAAACGATGAGAAGTTTTGCAGGAAAGTTCTGCCATTCATCAAGACTGAGTACTTTGATTCTGCACATAAGTGCATCTATCGGCTAGTACTCGACTTCATTACGAAGTACAACAAGCTGCCGACTCGTGCAGCTCTGGACATCGACTTCCAGAACAAGGCCGAGACCTCCGAGGATCTGTATCCAAAGGCGGTCTCGGTTCTTGAGTCTCTGGACCAGAATCCTCAGGTCGAGGAAGCATGGTTGCTAGAGAACACGGAGAAGTGGTGCAAAGACCGCGCCGTGTTCCTGGCAATCATGGAATCCATCGAGATCATTGATGGAAAGAAGAAGGATCTCTCGAAAGACGCAATTCCAGATATCCTTCACAAGGCTCTCGGAATCAACTTCGATAACTCCGTCGGACACGATTATCTGCAGGACTTTGAGAAGCGGTATGACTTCTACCATCGTGTCGAGGATCGTTTGCCGTTCGATCTGGAACTGTTCAACACCATCACTAAGGGTGGAGTTCCTCGCAAGACGCTGAACATTGCTCTGGCTGGTACTGGTGTCGGAAAGTCTCTCTTCATGTGCCATGTGGCTGCATCAGCTCTGGCTCAGGGTAAGAATGTCCTTTACATCACGATGGAAATGTCTGAGGAACGCATCGCTGAACGTATTGATGCCAACCTCATGAACATTCAGATCGATCAGCTCCCCTCGCTGAGCAAGAACATGTTTTCAGACAAGGTGACTCGAATCGCCGGCACCACAGTCGGCAAGCTGATCATCAAGGAATATCCGACAGCCTCGGCTCATACAGGGCACTTTCGTGCCTTGCTGAATGAACTGAAGCTGAAGAAGGACGTTGTTCCAGATGTCATCTTTGTGGACTATCTGAACATCTGCGCATCTGCTCGCATGAAGGGTCTGGGTGGGTCGATCAATACCTACTCGCTCATCAAGGCGATCGCCGAGGAGCTTCGTGGTCTGGCAGTCGAGTTCAATGTTCCTATCTTCTCTGCCACTCAGACCACTCGATCTGGTTTCAGCAATACCGACCTGGAGCTGACTGATACCTCTGAGTCCTTTGGTCTTCCTGCCACTGCTGACTTCATGTTTGCGCTGATCACAACTGAGGAGCTTGAGAAGCTTGGCCAGATGATGGTCAAACAGCTGAAAAACCGGTACAACGATCCCAGTGCCAACAAGAGGTTCATCATCGGCGTTGATCGTTCCAAGATGAAGCTGTACGACGTGGAGGACAAGGCCCAGACCCTTTCCAAGGAAGCCACAGTCCGAGGTGGATCCAAGGATTTCAGTGATTTCACCATACAATAAGTGTTTACAAACCATCAAAACATGCTAGGATTCTAAGATCATGGGAATGTTCGACACAGTCAGCTGGGCAGATCCACTTCCTTTCTCGGAGGAAATGATCGCTCATGGCCTGAACAAAAACAACTGGTCCTTCCAGACGAAGGACTTCGACTGTTCGATGGACAATTACGTCGTGCAGGGCAACCAACTTTTCCTCGTGAAATACCGAGACGAGAAGTGGATTGAGGGCGATCCAAAGGCAAAGAACCTGATGGATCGTTTGGGTTACATGGATCGCACTGGGGAATACTTAGATCCGGTAAAAGTTACCACAACCATTCGAGTCTATGACTTCCTACAGGAATCCGAGTACAATCGTTTACCTGTCTCTGGCCATGATTATTGGGTCGAGTTCGAGGTAGTCTTTATCGACGGAAAAGTCGATTCGGTTACACTCGTCAAATTCACAGCGGAGGATAACTCCGAGAGAAAGCAGCGAGACAAGGAGTTTCAGGAATCCTTGAAACGCGAGCATGCACGCTGGAGGAATCGATTCTTCTTCGGCACTCGTCCGTACCGTTTTGTTAGCCGTTACATCCGCAGGGCATTGAATTCAACAGCAGATTTTCTGAACAGGCTTTCCAACAAAATATGAGCACAAATCAAAAGAAAGACGCCGAGCAACTCAAAGTCTTTAATTCTCCGATCTATCGCCGCCGCATCAAGCGCATGGTAGAGATGGCCAAGACCGTTCGCGGTATTCAGGGAAAGATCCCGAAGGGCGATCTGCCAAAGCTTAAGGAGACGGCCTCTCAGAAAGAAAAGGACCTTCGCGCTCAGCAACAAGCCTATCGATTGAACATCGGCGTCCTGCATTATTTTGCCACGCCCATGATGGCTCACCGCCCGACCGATATTGGTCCATCCGATCAGTCCGATGCCTAAGGTTGTCATCAACGCTAACTATGGCGGCTTCTTTCTCTCGGACGAAGCTCTCGCCAGAATACGAGAGCTGAAAGGTTACACGTCTGAATCGGAGTTTCGCAAAGAAGAGCTTCGTAGAGACGACAGGGATCTGGTCACCGCTGTTGAGGAGATGCAGGAGAAAGCAGGAGGCAACTGGTCGGAACTGAAGATCGTCGAAGTTCCTGACGATGTCGAGTGGGAAATTCAAGAATATGACGGTTGGGAATGGGTAGCTGAAAAACACAGAACATGGCACTAGAAGTACACGCGAAAGCTTTAGCACCGATCTGGGATATTATCGTTATGGTCCTGAACTTCATGGCCTTTGTCTGGCTAGCGTCGTTCGTTTTCATAGTTGTTTTCTTTCTTTATCACTGGGTCACAGGTAAACCAATATCCATGGACTATGATGGTCCTGATTTCTAATGAGCTACAAGATTTTTCTCGGAACTCAAA